CATTATCCCTTAGGTTTAAATTTTTCTATCTCAGACAATAGTTGCTTTTTTTCATCCTCAGTCATACCAAATCCTTCTTCCTCTGACTTATTTGAAGATAAAGCACGTTGTATAATGGTAGACATTTTAATTAACTGTTCATCATTTTTAATGCCTAATTCCATGTATTCTTTAATTAATGGAACTACTAAAGTAGCATCACCAATATCATTAATTAACGGTTTAAGTTCACCTATTAAAGCAGAAATTTGTGCTTCTTTTTTCTTTTGATTATCGTATATTTCTTTTAGGATATCAGAAAACTTTTTTTTACCAAATATGTTTGATTCTAAACTTCCCATAGTGTTTGTTTGGGTATAAATATGAGGGATAATAAAATTTAGAAATTTGTATATCCGTTTTCTAAATAAAACACATAATATTTTTTAAATATTGAATGTAGCTGTTTAGCAATTTTAGTAATTTTTGGTGTTTTTACCTCAGGCATCATTTCATGTATATAAATGTAAAGAGCTTTTTTATTGAATACATCGATGCTTTCTCTTTTTCTAAACAGTTCTAATATTGAATCTGCAATTTGTGCGTCATTACCTTTTGGAAATAAATTAAATATATTTTCAGTAACATATTCTGTGTATTCATCTATAAAATCTGATAATCTTTCATCTGAGTTATTAGGTTCTAGTCCATAGGAATGTGAATCATCTTTCTCTAATTCACCTACAGGTACAGTGTTAACTTTTTTCTTGTAATTTTTATCATTATATAATATACACCATCGTTTTACAATTGTACCAAAGTAAGAATATGCTTTAGCTCCACGTGAAGGATCAAATAAATGTATTTTAGACAACAAAAACACAATGATTTCGTGTTGTAAATGTTCGAGATTTTCTACCTCTGTATGGTAGAATTTAAAAGTGTGAATGATGTTTTGTGTGAGCTTAAAAAAGGGATAATGAATTTTAGATTCATATATTTTACTTCGTATCTCGGGATCAGAAGTGCTATTGTATAACACAATAGCATCCTCTGTTTCTTGGGTAAAATAATTTTTACTTTTTTTTCTCCTCTTTTTTTTAATAGGAGGCATTTTACTTATACTTTTTAACGTTAAATTCATTTAGGATTTCTTGAATTTTTAAAATAGAATCAAATATAACACCTACATCATCATCTTTTTCAAAAATTCTTCTATTATCTGCTTCCTTAAGTTTTTTATCGGAAACTTCTATAATACGAGAAAATTGATCTAAATATTCCATATACCCTAAAAGTATATCTTCTGATTTTTCTTGTTTCCTCATCAAATTATAGGTAGTCCATCCTAAGATTACTACTATAACTGATAGTACACAAACGGTTACAATTAAAGCTATCATAAATTATCTAACATATTTTTTAAACCATCACTTTTAATCGAACCTAAAGCTTTAACTTTAGTAGACATTTTTTTAGATGTATTTGGTGCTGTCCCCAATGTAAAATTTTCCTTTTGCTTCTCCACGGACTCTTGTTCCCCATTTAATTTTGGTAACCATTCACGCTCAAATTCAATACGTGCTGCCATTAAATCGGCTTGATGTAGTATAAAAGGTAAGCATGTACGTGGTTTTTGTTCTGGCATAAATGAAAATAAATATTTTTTATTTGCTTCATCATATAAACCATCATGTGTCTGTATAGCTAACATTTCATTAAATGAATATTGTATACCATGTGATTGGAGCATAAATAATCCCCTATCAGGAACTGAAGCAAATGGAACTTTTTTATTAAACATATAATCTTCTCCAAGTTTATCTCGTCTCCATTTATCAGTCTGGGGGATATATGATTCATTTTCTTCATCTCCCATTTTACCTAAATCATGATTAATAGCAGAAAATACAAGTTCTTCAACAGTAAAAGTTGACATATCGGCACTTTCTTCTCTCCATAGGACATATTGTTTAAGTGCACAACGTACTACACGATTAACATGTTCAACATATCCACCTGGGAAAGCATTATGATATTCTTTTTTATGAGCAGCAGGCATTAACATAATACGCTCTTCATATTTTTTATAGAAATCTAATAATTTTTGTTTACGTTCACCTGTAATATGAACTTCAATATTATTTAGGAATATTTCCCAATTGTCTTGAATTTGTTTAGGGGTTAATTTCATAACTTTTATTTTAATTTAATTTTCTCGTTCTATAATCGATTCCATGTCTTGTCTTAACTCAAGAATTTGTTCAATTACTTTTTTTGTGTCTTGAACACGGTTTTCACTAAGATATACCCTAGCTCGTTTAAGCATGCCTTCTAAAGTTTGCATGCGTCTCAATAATAATTCTTTATTTTTCATATTTTATTTAATTATTTTTTTTATTTTTACATTAAATATTTTAAACTTTTACATTTAAATAATCAAATATAAATTAAAGGTAATAAAAAAAGGTTAGGAAATCAAGTTTCTTTTAACTTTTCTAACAAAACTGTTTTTTCTATGTAATCTTGTATTTTTTTAAGGAATGCACATTTTTCAAATTCCTCAATTTCTTCAAAGTACTTTATACAAAGCTTTAAACTAGTTATCATTTCATCATCTGAATAGTATTCTAGTGCGTGTTGCCATTCATCATCTTCAAGATTACATTTTTCAATCCAAAAGTAAGCACGTGTATACATCATATAATCACCCGCTTCTTCCATTCCATCCATTCCAATTTCAGGATCGGCTTTGTGAAAAAATTTTACTATTTGTGTACGGAAATTTATACCGTTAAAAATCATTTTTTTAAACATTCCCGCTTTAAATAGAGGAGTATTTCTAAAGAGCTCTAAATTTTCTTGGTCTTTATCTTCGTTGTTTTTATTAAACCCAAATAAACCAAATATGTTGTCTACATCCATTTTAGTCTCTTTAATTGCACGTGTTAATTCGCTGATTTTAAATGTATAATTTTTAACTCTAATTCACTAGATTGTTTTTCAATTTTTTCAATTTGTGAAACTAGGTCATCATATTCTTTAATAGGATTAACGAAATTTTCATTAGCGGGATGGTATCTCCAAATATCATCTTTAATGTTGTACATACCTATAAGTTGATTTTGTAGATCAACTAGCATATCTTGTAATTCGTTTATCTCCATTTTATATGTTTGGTCATAAATATTAGTCATATTTTGTTCCTATTTCATTAATAACTGTTTTTGCTTCATCTACTGTAACGCTAAAAAACTCTCTATCGTTATTTACACGTTGTTTTTTAAAATATTTGTGAACAGCTCGTTCAATTCTTTCACCATTAAAGCAACTGTATGAAAATACTACTTTATAAGGTGTAGGTACACCTGTTCCTTTACTTAATTTATCTGCTCTATCATTTGGATCACCCTTTGTATATCCAATTTTTATAATACCTGGCATAGAGGAATTTTCAAGGATATAAACTGACTGGTCTCCTTTACCACCATCAATACTTTGTCTTAATCTGTGGGTGTAGTATTCTATTTCTTCCCAACCATCTTCTTTAATTTTAACCGTAAAATGTGAAGGGGGAAGTGAAGTGCGAGTGCGATCGTAAGGTACAAGTTTTTTAGCTTCTTCATTTGTAATTCTTTTCATTTTAAAATCTTGCGTTTGCGCTAGAACCTTTATACCATGGCAAACCTTCACGTCTTCTTAAAGCATCTTTGTATTCTGCTTCTGTATGTTTAATACCATTTAAATAGTATTCACGTTTTTTCATATTACCTTCTGGTATTAGTGCGGGGCCTTCCCAATTGTGTAGTTTACCATCAAAAGTATACATTATAGTTCCGTCTGCGGTAGTAATTTTTCTTGATTTAAACTCTTTATTCTCCATCGTTTCCAAAAATAATTGGGTTAATAAATCTTTCTCCTACAAACATTCCTGCTAAAAATGGAAGTGCAAGTAAACCTGTAAAAAAGTAAGAAACAAATAATCCTAATGCGATTGTTCCAATAACAATATCTCCTACTTTCTTTTTGTTCATTTTAATTAATTTTAACATAACTCTTATTTTTTAAATTTATGGTAGTATTATACGAAATATATTTTATATTTCCAAGTATTTTTAAGTAGGTACATCAGTAGTTTTTGCATCTTCGGCCATATTGTTTGTTATTCCACTATAATTTCCTGCAGCATCATTTATATTAAACTCTCTT